TACAGGTGACTCATTGTATTTTTCGCTCTCAATTGTTCCTTTTTTAGTAGCCATCGGCCCTCCTGAGAATTGTTAGGCGGATGAAAAAATTTTCTTAATCCGCACATAATGCAATATAACTCTAGATTGTTTATCTCTGTATACTGTCTATCGATGAACATTCTTCCGTTACATTTTTGACATTTGATCATTAATTTGGTATTCCAATGATTACTAAGTTGATACCAACGCTTGTGTCTCCTCCAGCATTGAACTTAATAGTTCCCTCAACCTTTGAGGTTGAAACGCTTTTGAGTGTAACAGTTACGTCTTTACCAGCATCAGTATTTCCAACATTTACTGGTGTTGCTGTTACTACTGGAGCAAACTTAAACTCGCTTGGGAAGTCATAAGAAAATGACTGAGAGGCTCCAGCAGTCTGGGTTGTGCTTGTTGTAACCTGAACATAGCCCCCAATAACTCTTGCTTCAGATGCCTTAACGCTTTGCTTTCCAGCATTTGGAGTATCTACTGTTACATACTTAGAGTTTGATGGAGAGACCTGAACGGAAAGATCATTAATAGCCTTAACAATCTGGTAGATATATGTTACGTCTAAAGGTTGTCCTCGCTCTGGTACGGGTAAAATTGCCATACTATAATTATACCAGACTCAAGGTTTTAGAATAGACCTCTAAGTGGTTTGTTTTTACATTATTCTGATCATATACGTCTGCAAGTTTTGGGCTAATAGAGGCAACTTGAACAACTACCCTTACAGACTGTGTTCCATTTTTTAAAAAAGAATAATTTTGTGATGTTGTAGATCCTGAGTATGTTGGTGTTGCTCCATCAAATCCTACAAAAATGTCATATTCTGTTTGTGTTGATGCCTGGCTAACAGACCAGTTTGCAAGAACAGTATTGCCAACGAGATTAAGATCTCCTGTACCAAATACAACATCCTGTGAATTAGTAATAAAAATTTTTGAAAATGCCGATTTTCTATTTTGATCTTCTGCAACAATCCTAAATCTAACAACTCTTGAGTTTGAAAAGGTTACTCTGCCAAGCAAATCTTTTTTAATGACAATGTTTCTTATTCCTTTGTCTGCCATAACTAAACACCCAAAGCAAATCTAAATTCAATATAGTTTGTTGTGTTTGCTGACTTTATAATTGGCTTTGCACCAACACTTTTAATTACAGAGTATCCTGTAAGGCCGTACAAAGAGTTTGTAGATGATGTGTTTTCTAATCTTAATCCATCTAAGCAAACATAAAACAAATTAGACGGAGATCCTGCTTCAGTAACACAAGAATAAATTTTTGCCACAGAGACCTCTCTCCAATCAAAGTTATCTGTTTTAACCAAATCTTTAAACGCTTTTTTTACTACTAGGTATCTGTTTGTTGCAAGATTTCTTTTGTCTGTTGCTGTTCCAGTAGTATTAGTTATATCATCAATATTAACCTCAAACCTTGCATACTCGTTAGTATTGTTTGTGCCAGTGTAAGAAAACTCAAGTAAAACTTTAACATTGTCTGGGACCGTGTTTGCACTAGGGCTTTTGCTTACAACGGAGAATGCAAGCCTTAGTTCATCTAATGGACTATTTTTTGTAAAATCTACAGATGTTTCATTTAATCTAATAAACTTAGATCCAGGAGTAATTTGTAATTTACCAAGTGATGTTGCTGTAAGTGTAGAAGTGTTTCCAGCCATTGCAATTATATTGTTTAAGAATCTACATCTTTCATTTCTTGCTATTCTAGTTGGGTTTGTAAAAATTCTATTGTCTGCATTTGTTGCAAAGACAGTGGCTGCTTCATTTATTACACCGTTTTCGGAATCACCATCAAGAGGACCATATCTAACTGGAATATCTATAGCAGAAGCACCAAGTGGTTGGTATAGCCAATTATCTGAGTCTGCAAAAGAATAAACAGTTCTACTATCAAAAGATCCAGCAATTGGATTTGATCCAGCAGAGAACACTCCAACTTCTGTTATCTCATATCTTTCTTCTGTCGGTAGTTCTGCGGTCAGGACTACCTTGTCAATACCGTCCTCATTTACGAAACCTCTAGATATAATTGGAACACGGAACATCTCAAAGTCCAAGGACTTCTTTAGTGCGTAGTCTCCCAAATTACCCCCGTCAGAAGCCACTGGGGTGGGTCCACAGCCTACAGCAATGTGTGAGGCATATGATTGGGTCTGTCCTACAAGATACTTGGCTAAAATATTTTTACCTATATTAGTTATCATTAATTACTCCCATCATACATTGTATCATTAAAAATTTCTCCATCAGCAAGAATCTGAACCTCTACCCGCTCATTTTCTTTAACATTAACTAAATTAATAATCAGGTCTCCCGTATACGGGTCTATGTAGACTGACTTACAGTTGGGTGTTTTTATCCACTTAGTTTTGTCTTGTTCTGTTGGGTTGCTTTCTGGTGGGGAGATGTCATAGCCAGTTCCACAAACGGGGATATGATCAAAAATAGACAAAGATAAAGATTTAAAATATGAATCAGATGACTGAAGGGCTAAAATATTATTTGGATTATACTGTAGATAAAGATCTGTTAAATTTTTAATTGGTGCATACGTTACTGCTTGACCATTTACCAAATCATGTCTGGATATTGTTGCAAGTTCAAAACCACCGATATCTTCAAATATAAGATCTGTCATTACTTCAATAGCAACAACTTCGTCTCCAAATACGAGAAGGTCTGGTGTTGCAATTTTTACAGCGTCAGACGTATTTGTCTTGACTGGATCTGGGATTCCTGCTGTTGCTGGTGTTCCTGTATCTACCACTATATCACCTCACTTAAAAATAGTTGCATCTCTGGACCATTAGTACTTCTTGAAAAATCAATATTATATACAACAAATCTATTAGAAGGGTCTGCTGCAATATCTATTCCATTTTCATTATAATCTAAACTAACAATATCTCCAAGTTGGATTGTTGGAATAGAGAATATCTTAACACCTAAAGACTTTCTTGGTTTTGATATTTTTGTAACAAGCCACTTCATTAGTTCTGATGCCTCATCTTGTGACTGAATATAGGCAGCGTCTAAAGAAAAATCTTTTTTACCATGTTGCATTCTGCTAAACTTAATGTCTTCATAGTCTAACTTAAATTTAAAAGGATTTGAAATTAATTTATCTGCAACAAACTTTGGATCTGACATAAGACTATTTTTTGTAAAATACTGATCAACTGTTAAAGTGTTGTTTGACTGTTGAGTAAAAGTAATTCCCTGAATTCTTAAATAGTTTCCGCTTGTTTCGTCTAGGCTGAGAAGAGTATCTGTTGCATTAAACACCAAGAACTCTGCTCCATAAGAGCCTGCTCTAAATCCAGAAACGACAAACCCCTTTACCTTATTAAAGGTAGGAGAAATTTTTGCAGTAAGTGCTGGGTATGCTTTATCATATCTAAAATTAAATTCTGCTACCTCTCTCATTATGCTTCCAAACTCTTCAAAATAAATATTATATTTTGGTGGCTCTGAGGATCCTACTCCTGTAAGATAGGTATTTTGTATAAGCCCACTAAGAGCATATTTTCTAAAAGAATTGTTTGCATCAATATCAGAATCTCCAAACACAGAGTTTGAAACGGTTCCTAAAGAAAAGGATGTATTCTGTGAATAGTTGTTGCACAAAGCATATACATTCTCAAACATCGCTCTTGAAGAACCTCTAGTAAATAGTGCAATGTTTGAATACTCTAGCAGTGGATCAGTATCGTCTACTGTCTTTACTAGTGTTCCATTTATGTATAGATAGAATCTTCTTATTTTCCCTATGTTTTCATACTCTACTGCTAAGTCATATACCGTCGGATTTTCTTCAGCAAACAGCCTTGACTGGCCTGTAAATTTACCGTCATCTACAATGATCTTAGCCAAACCCTTATATAGTAAGACTGGGATTGCCTTTCCTTCATTAGACTTAATCTTATAAAATAAAACATTTTGGACATCTTCTTTTTGTTTTTCTGATAGTTTGTTTAGACCAAGGGCTGCAATTTCAAAATAATAACCAACGTTGGTAGTTGGGTTTAGCATTACTGCTATTCCAGCAGAGCCTCCAGAAATTGTAACATTTCTATCTGGTGTAGATCCGTTTACAGTATAGTATGCTGCTGCACCATTAGCAGTCTGACCTCTGTCCTGATTGTTTTCTATTTTACCAACTAGTCTTACCCTTGTACCAAAATGCTTATATTTTTTATCTGTCAAAGGCTTATGAACATATGATATAAAATCTCTTGGTTTATCTTTTGTTGTAAAGTTAGGTCCATTTAAACAAAAGGCTGATGACTGCACAGAGCCAGGAACTTGTTGAGTCTTTGTGGTTATTTCTCCTGTTAAAGAAGTTGATAAGAAATTTTTAATAAGTCCTGTTCTTGTTGAAGTTCTTGCTAAGGCATCTGATGAAATGCCAGTACTCAATGTCTTTCCTGCTGATGCAACAGTGGTTACTGGAGAATCAGTTTTTGTTTCAAACAAATATTCTGAGGCCATAGAGCAGCCCTTTACGTTATCATCAGATTTCCAGTAATCAGATATTCCAGCAGAATGTTCTACAACTGTCGTTCCAAACTGACCACGACCATGCTTTGCTACTGGACCATTCTTAAGTTTGATAACTCCTTCTTGCTCAAAGTAATTAGGAACAGAGTAAATCCTTACAAGGCCAGTAGGGTAGATCTTTCCATTAAATGGCAATTTAGAGAAATAATTCTGGTACTCTTCAACGGAGGATATCCAAACATTGCCAAACCCAGTAACATTATATTGAACTGCATCATATTTTATTACTTCTCCACCAGAGTAGAAATACCCGTTGTATCTGGTGATCCAGTATATGGCTTCTCCAAGGCTAAATGTATTATTTATTACTATGCCGTTTTTTACTTCTGGAACATTTTTTGATAGGTTAGAATTTAAAGGTATGGCAGCAAGGACATAAGAAGACTGTGTTCCAACCTCATTGTTTATTGACTTTGTATTTTCAGTACCAGAGACCTCCCAAAGAAGGGCTGGCTTATACACATACATTCTTTCATCTTCTAAAAGACTTGCTTGTCTTAGAGTTCCAATAGATCTTTGAATATGTCTTACAGTATAATTTATCGACCCTCCGTTGTATACCGAGTTTGATTCGTTTGAAACTGAAATAATATTTGCTAATTTGGAGTTGTCTGATGTTTTATTTTTTATTTCTTTGTCTTGATATAAATCATTAGTCCCCTTAAGAGCAAAGGTCGTAGGTCTCTGTGCAACGGTTGGCATTATATGGTCTTTGCTCATCATAACAAAATTATTGTATTCGTCAAAAAACATCGCTGTCTGTGTTGATACTGCTAAGTCTTGTAGTACTTGTGCAACACTTTTATCTGGAGCAACAAAAAAGAATGGCATAATCATTTCTTTTTCACCTGAAACTCTTTTAAATGTGTAATTAGAAAATCCAATACTGTCTAACAAAAGAGATACTGCAGAACTAACAGAAACCTCTGTCATCAATATTTCTGGTGCCGTAAGTGATTCTAAGTACCAATACATATCCCTTAAAGATATTGCAATTCTTTTATTCTCTAAATCTGCTTTTGGAAATGAGTCTGAGTATAATGTTTTCATTGGAACCCAATAGTCCCAACCATTAACATCTATAATAATTTCATAAAACTTAAACTGTACATGACTGTCTACATACTTTGCTATAATACTTAACGGATTATTATCATTAAATGCTTGGTCATGATCAAATATATTAACGCTTCCGTTTGATGCAACTAATTGGCCAACAGGCAAACCGCTTAGTCCTAAGTCAGAAGCACTTTTATTGATTGAATAATTTATAACTTTATCAGAAAGGTTCATAGTGAGTCTAGGAGATATTTCAATAAGGTCAAATGTTGAGTCTTTTGAGGTCATTGAATCTACAACAATTCTAATTCCAGATATGTATTCAAACTCCCTGTACTGAATCTTATTGTTTAGTGAGTTTACAAACTGATCTGGAGATGTTGCATCTGTAAGAAAATTAGTCAGTCTGTCAACAGTTTCATCCTGAACATACCATCCATACTTTGGAGTTACTACTGTGTAGCCAGTTCCGTTCCATATATGATACTTTCCTACATCACTGCTATTTTCTTTTATAAGATATGCATAGCCTAACACAGACTTTTCAGGAAGAAGAATATCGCTTGAGTATGTCTCTGCAAATACAAATGTGTCTACCCATTCATCTGGAACAATAAACCCATAAGCAATTTCAACATACCCATCGCTCTTGATAATTGCAGAACCATCTTTTCTTCTTTTTGATGAATTAAAAGAAATAACATCTTGCCAATTATTATCTTTTAAGAATTGAATCTTCCACTTACTTGGAACCTTTTGATTTACTTCTCCGTAAAATGGATCAATAAAAGAGCCTGTTGAAGATGAGAATGGTCCCAGGTCTTCAGTTCCAGTATGCGTTTGCATCTTGAGCACAACCCTGTTTGTTGGCACTTTATTTTTATAAACCACAAAAGGGCAAGCGTCTTCAATATAATTCTGAGTACCATTTACGTTTGATGAAATCCCATATTCTTTACCAGACTCCGTTCTATAAGATGTCCAGTACTTAAACTTGTCTTTTTTCTCTGGCATATAATACCTTGGTCTATCTGCCATAAACATATTAGGATGATGAAGTTTTACATTTTCAAAATATACTGCCTTATTTATTCCAGACCTTGGTCTAAATTTTTCAAAACAACTCTCTAGCGAGTATAGGGTCTGTATTTTTTCTTTTTTACTTAAAAAGGGAGTTGGAGTAGTCTCATTTTCAAAAGTGCCATCAATCGAAACATCTGCGTCAGTTGCTCCTGTATAAAAATTTCCAGAGTCATTAATGTCAAAACTTGTTGGTAAAGAAGAATAGACTGACGATGTCTGTGTTGGTCTGTATCTATAGTTTCCAATATGCCTAATATTATTTGTTCTATTCATATTTAGTTCTGCAATAACTGCTGACTTAGTTCTAACAGTATCAGCAGTCTCTAAAAATGATTGTAGGTCTTTGTCTTCAAACATTATACTTCTTCCAAAATTACTGAGACATTCCAATAGTCAAACTTGTTTCCTCGTTTTTCAACAGAGTAAGAAAAGTCACTAATAAACATTTCAATTAGTTGGTTGTATTCCTGTAGGTTATCATAAGCATCTGGCTGTCCTTTAAATATACCCTTTCTGTCGTAAGCAAGAAATACCCAAAAAGATCCCTTGTGTGCTTCATACCACTCTAGCATATCAGCACCACCTGCTCCGCCATCTGTTGTATATGATTTTTTTGGAGACGAGCCACTTTCTGTATCAAATGTTGGAACATCCTCGTGAGACCTAGAAGGAATTAGAGACCAACTAGTACTTAAAGTAAGTTTGTCAGCAATATGATAAGATCTCATTCGCCCATTAATCATTCTTTCTCTTTTTTCTATTCTTTCATTTTTAAACTGTAGTGGTTGTCTGTTATCGTCAGTGATGAGTAAGAACTGATCTATTAGTGACGAGTCTTCAACTCCTAGCGGATCTGCCCCTACCTCATGACCATTAGGTACATAGATTTCGTTTTGCAGTGTGCCACTATTTTCTGACCACAGCATACCGCTTGGTCTTCTATATTTTTTACGGCCAAGCATATATGTGACTCTAGGATCTATTACTTCATCGACCATTTAATGACACCCCTCTAATTCTTCTGTCGTCAACTTGTCTAATTGTTGACATTACTGCCTGTGCAATTTCATTTGGATTAGCATTTGTCTTTGCGTTAACAGTTAGCGTATATGTATTATTATACACTGCTCCGACAGGTGCATCTCCGTTATTTATCTTTTTAAGATTATCTGCACCGTAAGAATCTACACCATACTTGCTAACAATAAACTCTCCTGGAGTTAGCATCGCTGGGACAGTATCTGTTCCTCTTGCAAATCCTCCTCTAGCAAAATACCTAGGTATAAGTCCACCCTTAGACTTAAACATCATACTGCTTGATCCGCCACCACCACCAACACTTGGTGCTTTAGGAGCAGGGATTGTAATTTTTGTTCCTGAGAATATTGTTTTTCCATCATTATATTTTGGATTACTCATTAATACAGGATTTGCAGCCTGCAGTGCTGCCACAGTTGTCTTGTTTGCTTTTGCAATGCTAGAAAGTGTGTCTCCAGACTTGACAGTTACTGCTGTTTTTACTGGTGCCTTAACTGGTGTTGGTACTGTGCTAGATACAACAGCATTGGCAGATGCTGTTGGAGATCCATCATCTTTTCCTGTTATTGCTTTATCTAGTGCTGCAATTATGACTGCATCGGCTGCTGCTTTATCTGCTGCTACTTGTGCATCTGCTGATGCACCATTTTGTTCAACCTGGGTCTTGGCGTCAATTACTCCCTGTGGTATTCCATTATATGCTGCCAACTTATCAAGAATGCTTTGCCACTTCTTGTCAATTGCATCTGTTGAAGCAAGCAATGCTCCAAGTTGGGCATCAAAGTTTTTACCTGCAAGTGTGTTTGCGTCAATCTTAGCCTTGACTGCATCCCACTCTGATTGGGTTTTTCCTAGAACTTCTATGCCCTTGACATACTTATCTATCTGTGCCTGTATCAGTTCATTTGAATATGTAATGTCTGCAATCTGATCTTCTAGTGGTTGAAGTTGCTCTATTTGTTTTTTAAGAATGAGATCTTGTTTTATTTGAATATCGGCAAGTTTCTTTTCACGCAACTCTTCTAGTTTGTAAATCTGATCTTGCTTATCTCTGATATCTGAAACAATCTTAAGT